TACCAATAGCACCCAGATTAGCCAGAGGAGTGTCAGTGCCAGAAACGGTAGTAGCGGAGGTCTGAGCAATCGGAGAGATATTGACCATCGATTGGCCACCGCCCAGATACTCAGGACGCTGCAGACGAGCGTCAGGAGAAGTAACGCCGAAATGAGCCCGGAGAAGCTCCGTATATCGTGTTCCACCTCGAGCATCCCTTTCCAGAAGCTTCTGGATCTGAAAAGCCTGGCGCAATTGATTGATCGTCGCGGCAGTCGCAGTCGACAGATCCGCGATACCCGTCAAACCGACGCGATCCCAGTAAAGGCGGCCATCACCGCCAGCGTTGGACTCAACGCCAACACCTTCAGTACCTGCATCCGCATTGATCAGCCCACCAAGGGCCAGTCCGGTATTCGTATCCTTGAAGGTGGGCCAGTTGGTATTTGCAGGGGAAGTCGCAGATATCGAAACTGGTGCAGACGTTCCGAGAGGCAACGAAACTGCTGTGCCTTTCTGAACAAAAGGCAGGCACGACGTAAAGTAGTCATGGCGTTTGCCTCGTCTCCGCAAAGAGTAATCGGATTGCACATCCGGCCCGTCATCAGTCGGGAACTGCGGCGCATTGATGAGATTCTCGTCACGGAACCAGGCGTTCCAAATGAGTCCGTACGCTCGAAAGGGAAGAGCGTTGACCGACAAGGTTGCGGCCGGATCGAATCCGCCATCGATAGGAAGTCCCATATAGTCGTAGATAGTTCCACCCGGAAACCCTCCTGCATCAGAGACGACCTGTGGCACGACATAAGAAATCGACGAGTTTGTGTTGGGATCGCGCTCACCCATGAAGCGCTGCCAATTGACCCACGACAAACGATTGGGAACGAAGAAAAAGAAAGACTCAAGATACAGGTTGTCCATGATCGGGACAATCGGAGTCGAAAGACGGCAATAAGCACTCATCCGAAGATTGAACGTATCGCCTGGAAGAACCTCCTCGACATAGATGGGGTAAAGGTATCCGCCATCGAAAGTCGTTTTATAGGCGGATTCCATGGTGAATGATGCGCGGGGTATATCCGCGCGCGGGACCATCGCAAATTGATGGACGTTGACCGAACGGTTACGAAAGTTTTTGCTCACGCGAAACCTCTTAGTTAGTGGCCTTGAGAAGATCCTTGCAACGACAGACCAGGCGAGAGGCAGGAATCACCTCGCCCGAATGGTCCGAGAACATGCCCAAATGCCAAAGCTCGTAATCCTCAGGATGTTTGGCAATGGCATTGGAACCGTCCGAGGCGTTGACCATGTCACGCACCGAACGAATAGCGACCTGCTCTGCAGGCGCATAGAAAGGCTGTGCAAAAGCCTGAGACGCGGTGTCCTTGATCGAGAAAATGAAATAGTCCATGTAGTCACTCCAAAGGTCGCGTTTTGAAAGAAATGCCCGCGAGTGCGACGATCTCGCGAACACGAAGACGGTCAGGACGACCGTCAATAGAATCAAGAGGCAGAGCGTTATAACGGCGAACGTTGTACGCGCCACGCTCATCCTCGGAAAGCTTGTCCAGGTAGTAACGAGGAATCGGGACCTGACGTCCCTCCAGCACCACCTGGTCGCGGGGGATGATATCCCCCTTGAACTGCGCCAACCAATTGGCGCCTACGCCCGGGCGTAGAGACATACGAGCATATTCCGGCGGAAGAGAAATCAGTTCTCCGGTATCAGGAACGAACCGTTCGTAATGTTGAGCCTGATCCTTGCCAGTACGTTTTTTCATGCAATAGCGAGCAACGTACGCCGCGGAATCGAACGAGAGTTCTCCGACCTCGACTGCGCCGAGGTCCCAGATTTTTTCAAGTATCGGTGAACGAAAAAGCTGAAAACCTGCGGATGACATCCGCCAGGGATAAAGATCAGACAGCTGCAACCCAAAGACAGCAGCATGATAGTGCGGGCGCCCCAGCTGGTCGCCATATTCCCCGCACATGAAGAAGCGGGGTACGTGTTGGAAACAGACAGGATCGAAGCAGCCAAAGCGCTTGCGAAGTTTTTTGAAGAAGAGTTGAAAGTGACGATGGTGCAATACGCCGCCATATGGAATATGCGCGTCGTCATAGGTCAAAGTTATGAAGTGAGAAGAGAAATGTAATGAAGCCTCGTGCATGACACGGCATGCCCAGTCAACAGACCTATCGAGACGACAACCAACACACTGCCCGCAGGGCAGAGAAATCGGGGCAGTAGCCAACTGCCCCTGAGGAGAACCGAATATCAGCTTTCCACCTCCCTCCTGGAGGTGAGCCTCATTCGGGTAATAGCAAGGCACCCGGCTTTACAGCCGGATCCCGCCACGCATCGGACCCGGTCTCACGTTTTGAGACTTGGTCCTGGTCGTGTTCTGCCGGAACGTCCGAGCAGACCGACCTTTTTGAACATGAGAGCGTTTCGGAGAACCGCGCATGAAATAACTCCTTGAAAGGAAAGAGGGGCGTGGACTAACACCCCCCTTTTAAGCGCCTCCCGCAGGAAGCGCAACCCCCGGTGACACAGCGCAATGGTGTCACCTAGCACAGTTACATCAAGTAACGAACTGTGCTGGAGCCGGCTCCGCCGGCGTTTCGACCTGGTCAACCAGGTCGTCAAGCTCCTCCTGCTCCGCAGGGGAGCATACCCGGCATTGCCCAAACGAGGCATGCATACGGGCTATAAACTCAGAGCGGGTCATTTGGCTACCTCCGGTGCCATCTTGACCAAAAGCGGCTCAGGAGCCTTCTCCGGGGCTTTGGCGGGCACCGCCAGCCCCAATTTACGAAGCTCATCGAGGTTGGCAAGAACCTTGCCGTCCGCGGAGAGCTCAGTAGCGAAGTCAGTGAACTCGCCAGCGTCATTGTGGAAACGCTTACGAACATCCGCTGGCATCGCAGCGAAAGACTCCTCGGCCTGGCGAATCGCCTGCATAGCCGAATGGAAGTCATAAGCCCCCGTGAAATCCCCCTGGAGGGGAACCCGGACATTCTGGGGCAACTGCCCAGTGAGTCCGAAACGACGAACAATCGTGTTTATATCCGCCTCCTCGGCGGAAGATTGAACGGTCTTACCTGGTCCCCAGTTCCAGACCGGACGCTCGAAACGAGCGGAAGCAGAAGAACGTAAAGTCATAAACCCTCCTACGGACGATTATCGACCCAGTTGCCGTTGGCATCCCGGGTCGGAAGTTGAGAACGAGCAGGGGGCGGACGCCCCCTATTGCCGCCGGCACCCGCCGGCGCACGAGAACCCCTAAACAAAGCCACCACGCCAGGGAACGCACCGACGAGTTTTTCAAACTCGCGAGTACCGACCATCACATTGGGATGAGCGGCCCACACTTTAGCGAACGCCTCGAGCTCGGGAAGCTCGGCGCGTTTAGCGGCCGCCTCCAGATCCTTGAGTTTGCGCTCAGCGAAATTGACATCCGTCCTGGAGCGAGACTCCGCGGCCTGCTGAACAGCCAACGCGGTCTGAGCGACCGTGCGATCAACCTCCTTAGAAACGTTGACGGTCTGAGCAGAAGTCAAAGCAGTCTGACCGACATGCAAACCACGACGAGCCTCGGCCTCCATGGCCATCTCGTCATTCAACCTGGTCCGAGATAAAGACTCCGTCTGACCAGTCTCAATCGCAGCGGTCTCCTTGATGGTCTTATTGACCTGTTGACTGAGCAGCTCCTTTTGAAGGTTCAGCATCTGAGCCGAACCAATAGAGCGCGTAGCGTCCTGAAACGGATTCTCCTGGTGAGCCTGAGAACCAGAGGGAGTGGAAGCGCCCCCATGGGCGCCACCTCCCATATAAGCCAGCATGGGGTTAAGACCCGCAAGCTTGAGATCCGCAACACCACGCTGATACTGCGTGTTGCTCATCCGCTCTTGAAAATCGCGATTCTTCTTGGCCTCCTTACGGTTAGCAGCATTGCCAAGCAACCCGCCCGCGAAATCGAGGACGGGAGCCAAAGGGTTCAGGTCTGACAGCTTGAAACCCATCAGAAGTGATCCACCAGACCCGGCACCGAGTAAAGCGGCAACGGCCTGGCACAACGATTCGTAAAGAGGAAATCACCGAGGAACTGCTGACCATCGGCATCCTCACCGACAGCAACAATCCGATCGATGGGCGGTGTGTCATTGATAAACGCCTCATCGAGTACCGGCCGTGACGTGAAGTCCTGAGACAGATGCCAGATATCGAGAGAACTAGTCGCATCAGACCGCATGTACGCGGTGATCTGCGAGGGGCGGTAACGATACTCCGCCCAACGCTCCTGGTAACCAAACACCAACGCGTCCCCTGCTGTTCCATCGCAGAAAATCTCCTTGGACAGAACCGCCTGCTCCCCGAGCATGGCGAAAGCGGGCCAGTAGAAGTCATACCTGGTAGAGCGAGACCACATCTTGCGCAAGCCGCGCTGATAGGTCAGATCCGCACGGACATTGATCATTCCAATAACGTACCCGTGCTCTGTGAAGGACTGGGTAAAACCATGTCCATGGGCGGTAACAGTACCAATAGCACCCAGATTAGCCAGAGGAGTGTCAGTGCCAGAAACGGTAGTAGCGGAGGTCTGAGCAATCGGAGAGATATTGACCATCGATTGGCCACCGCCCAGATACTCAGGACGCTG